CAACAATATAAATAGATTTATAAAAAAAGCCGTTGACACGTCCGACGTCGATGATATTTGGCGCAATGCGTTTGGTTCTTATGGTTCGGCAGTTGGTGCGCAACGCGTCACGTTAGTAAGCGGAACGGCAAAACAAACGTTAACTAAAATAACACAACAATTGATGCGCGATTCGGAGTTTATGACATTGGGCGCGGTTGAACGTGGGCGTATATTACGAAACCAATTCAATAAGTATTCACAATGGCAATCCGAACGTTTGGTTCGTACTGAAGCGACGGCAGCGGCTAATTTTGCACAAACGCAAGCCGCACAAACTATTTTCCCGCCGGAACAAATGCAAAAGGAATGGATTGCAAGTTTTGACGACAGAACGCGCGACACACATTCAGAGGCCGACGGCCAAATTGTAATGGCTAACAATACGTTTTTAGTTGGTGGTCAACCAATGATGTTTCCAGGCGATCCCGCGGGCGGCGCTGCGGAATGTATCAATTGCCGTTGTTCTGTTGCATATTTCCCAATAGAAGGCGCCCAAACCGTTGGTGATATTTCAACAATTGGTTTTGGCGTTGCCGGTGGTGGATTTAATAATTTTTAAAAATCGTATATTTACAAAAATTTTTCTTATGAATACAATTCTTTACAAAGCGGCGCCGGTTGGTGAATTAATCGATGCGGACGAAAAGGCCGGAATTATAAAAGGTTACGGGAGTTATTTCGGGAATAAAGATTCCGACAATGACGTTATTATGAAAGGCGCGTACAAAAAGACTATTGCCGAAAACGGTGAACGTGTTAAATATTTATATCAGCACGACATGAACCAACCAATTGGCAAAATGACTGAATTGTATGAGGACGAAAAAGGTTTGGTATTCGTGGCGGAAATTGCTAAAACACAATTAGGAAAAGACGTTGTCGAGTTAATGAAATCCGGTGTAATTACCGAAAATTCAGTTGGTATAATGCCAATGCAAAAAAACAATAAAGGCGATTACAGAGAAATAACAGAAGTTAAACTGTACGAGATTAGCGCCGTAACATTAGCAGCAAACGACCAGGCCAAAATATTAGACGTAAAAGGTAATATCGACGTTGATAAACTTTCAAAGCGTTACGACAACCTAACAAAATTAATTCGCAAAGGCGAAATATCGGACGAAATGGGATTTGCCATTGAAGCCGAAATACAAAAATTAAAATCATTATTTATTGAGTTCACGAAGCCGGTTGATGAAATCACTTCGCCGAATGTTGAGGTAAAAAACAATGATTCTGAAGTGTTCAATTATTTAATAAATTCCTTAAAAATATAAAAATGGAAGAAAATTTAAAAAACCAATTGGATCAATTCAATACTGCTATTGATTCAAAAATCGAAAAGTCTAACAACGAAGTTGTTGAAAACGTTGTTGTTAAGGCAAACGAAATCGTTAAGTCTGAAGTTTCAGAAATGGCGACAAAATTAAACGAGAGATTAGATGCGATTGAAGTATCTAACAAAAAAATGTTCAGCGCTAAAAAAAGAATGACATTCAAAGGCGCTTTAAACGAAGCATTTGAAGGTGGCGCAATTGAAAGTCTTGCAAAAGGAAATTCAAGAAGCGCATCATTTGAAATCAAAGCCGATATGACTGTTGGCGCCGATTTCACCGGTGAAGTAATTCCTGCGGATAGAGTACCAGGATATAAGTTTGACCCAACAAGACCGACGCATATTCGTCAGTTATTGGCACAAGGTTCAACGCAAAGTGATGTTGTACGTTTCGTAAAAGAGAGCGGATATTCAAACGGTGCAGCTGCAACGGCTGAAGGTACTACATTGACGCAATCGGATTTCGATATGACTGCGGCAGATGCTAACGTTAGAAAAATCGGAACTTATTTCCGTATTTCTGAAGAAATGTTGGCAGATACGCCACAATTGACTTCTTACCTTTCAGCGCGTGCGCCGGAAAAACTTTTAGAAGTTGAGGACACACAAATTTTGAGTGGAACGGGTTCAGGTGCGCAATTAAGCGGAATCATTACTGATGCAACTGCATTCGCTGCGGGTGATTTAGCTGATTCAGTTGACGAAGCAAATGACTTTGACGTAATTGTTGCGGCACTTAACCAATTGGCCGGTTCTAACTACAACGCTGATTGTATTTTGTTAAACCCTTCAGATTTCCACAAAATCCTTTTATTAAAAGATTCACAAAATAATTACCTTAAAGATCAAGTTTACAACGGTCTTCAACCGGTATTTATGGGCGTGAAAGTTGTTCTAAATACTGCAATTCCGGCCGGCGATTTCCTTATTGGAAACTTTGGCGTTGGAACACAACTTTGGGTTCGTGATGGAATCAACGTTGAGTTCTTCAGAGAGGACGGAACAAACGTTCGTGATGGATTCGTTACTGTTAGAGTAAGCGAGAGAGTAGCTTTAACAAACTACTTACCAAATGCGTTTGTAACGGGTGACTTCGCAACTGCAAAAGCAGCGCTTGAAACACCATAATAAAGGTTTAACCAACCAATTTAAGGGCCTGGAATTAATTTCCGGGCCTTTTTTTTATGCTTTATTTTTAGGCGTCCAACAGATAAGAATGCAAAAAAAACAAAAAAAACTTTAAAAAAAAACTGAAAATATTTTTTTAATTCTAAAATGTGTTATATATTTGTACTGTAAGAAACAAACAAAACCATTAAAATTTAACATTATGACAATTTCAAAAAAATTATTAAGAAACGAAATCGAAACAACAAAGTATTTAATCGAGCGGTACAATGAGGAATCAAGAAATTTCCCACAAATCAAATTTAATAACGATAAACAAGTCTTAAAGATGATGGGCAAATTAGAAGCCTTTGAATCATTAATAAAGACATTTTAGAAAAATAAAAACATTAACCGGCCCGTTTCGGCGGGCCATAATTTTAGACAAATGAAAACAAAAACCGGATTAACTATCATACACGACGGCAACCGAGTCAACGTGTACACACAAAACGAAATGCGAAAGCATAACGACAAAAACAATTTTGAAGCGTGGTTTAAAAGCGTTTTAAACGCCTTAAATTTAAAAAGATGAGCAATACACCTAAACACTACGAAAACGGTCTTAAACACGACCTTATTGACGTTATTGCGTCTTATGACCTAAACTTCAACCGCGGAAACGTTTTAAAATACGTTGTTCGCGCCGGACGCAAAGACAATGAAATTCAAGATTTGGAAAAGGCGTTGGATTATTTAGAACGCGAAATATATCATTTAACAAATAAAATAGACATCAAAAATTTTTAATTATGTGGGGATTAAACTATATACCGGGCGATGAACCCGAATTCGAATGCGCCGTTTGTGGTGTACCAATGTTTGAGGACGCGGGATTGTGTTCTTACGATTGTTATTTAGCTGATCAAATGTAATATTATGAAAAAGAAATTTATTAAGTTTTTTTTAACATTATTTTTATGGTTTTTTGCCATTAGACAAATAATGATATTCAACGAATTGCCAACGGCTTTATTCTTATTTTTTGTAGGGGTATGCGTATCTTTGGCAGACGACAACTAAATGTCATAATTTAGTTTTTATTGGTTTGTAGTAAAAGCCGGTCATTAATTTGGTCGGCTTTTTTTTATAACTTTACGCTATGAATCCAAACGTTTTTGGTTGTTATGCTGAATATTTATTTGCCACAAAGGCGATGGAAAACGGTTTTTTGGTTTCATTCCCTTTACTGCATACTTCAATATATGACTGCATTGTTGATTCGCCAAATGGTTTATTTAAAGTACAGATAAAAGCTATAAACGAATACAACAGAACACGAAACCGAATCAATTTAGTTGACCATAAAAAAAACGGTTACAAAATAAAGGACGTTGATTTTTTCGCGGTCTATTCAGCCGAACGCCAGGGTTTTTTTATTTTTAAAAATGACGGCAAAATTCAATCATTTACGGTTGGTTTAGAAAAATATTCAAAATATTTTAATAACTTTGCAGCAATGTAAGTTTTTCATTATTGTTTTCATTCTTCTGAAAAGGCGTCACAAATTCATGTGGCGCTTTTTTTTTATCTTTACAAAAAATTATAGGTTATGCAATTAAAAATCAAACAATCAATTTTAAGAGGTGGTAAACGTTACGATGAAGGCGACAAAATAGATTTGCCGGATCACATCGCACAAAATTGGATTGCCAAAGGTTTAGCGTCTAAAATAGGCAAAAAGCAAAACAAAGAAAAAATCGAAACCAAAGAATTAAAGGTTGAATATATTGAAATAAAAGACGATGCGACAAATAAAGATTAATTCCACAACCGGAAATGAATTGTTAACGGCTCAAAACGTAAAGGATTACGTTCGTATTGATACAAGCGCCGACGACAATATTATTTCGGCTATGATTACACAAGCGCGCATTTGGTGCGAAAACTATATATCGCGCGACATAGTGCCGAAAAATAGAACGTATTATTTAGATTCAACCAACGGAATTTTTGACGTGCCATTTGGACCAATTGCAAGCGTTGAGGAAATAACCATTGACGGCACCGCAACAACTGATTATGAGATTTTGGGTTTAGACAATGAAACCATTGAATTGGACCAAGGTCCAGGCGAACGCGTTAAAATAACATATATAACCGCGGGAATAAATGACGCGTTGATTAAACAATCAATGTTGCAATTAATTTCGACGTATTACGACAACCGCGCCGATTTTATGGTTGGAAATGTTTCAGAAATACCAACGACAACAAAACAAATTTTAACGTCATATAAATCAATGTTTATATAATGAACGCCGGTAAATTAGATTCTAAAATAACAATTAAACGTTTGTCTAAAACACCGGACGAATTCGGCGGTTTCAATTCAACATTGTCGGACGTTGCAACGGTTTGGTGCCATTTAACGCAATTAAAGGGTGAAATAAACGACAAATTCGGCAAACGCGAACAAGACGTCCAAATTGAAATAACAATGCGTAAAAACACCGCTGATTTAATACAGTTAGGCGACATATTTACATTGGAAAATGATTCAAAAAAATATCGTATAAACGACAAATTCGAATTTGATTTGGATTTTTATACAAAACTATTGGCGACAAAATCGGAATAAATGAACGTGAACCTTAAAATTGACCAAAGCGATTTGAACAAACTTAAAAATAAGTTAGACAAAATGCGTTCGTTTGAATCTAAAACATTGTCCAATGAATTAGGTAAAACGGGAATGGAAATTGTGAGGTTAGCGAAACGTTCGGCGCCGGTTGATAATGGTGCATTAAAACAATCAATTAGCGCACAACGAAGCGGTAAATCAATCAATGTTGTAGCTGCGGCACATTACGCGCCGTATGTTGAATTTGGGACCGGTGGCCGCGTTGATTTAACAGACATGACGCAATTAGGCATTCCGCCAAGTTATGCGGCGCAATTCAAAGGCAAAGGGATTCGAGATATTAATTTGCCGGCGCGTCCGTTCTTTTTCAGTTCGGCGCGAATAGGATTTAAAAATTTGTTGAACCGCTTAAATGGCGAAATTAAAAAAGCAATAAAATAATGTTAGAGGCGATTCACTATGTACGCAAGGCAATCATTGCAAAATTAAACGGAAACATTACAATTGACGGTTCAGTTGTTCCGATTTATGGGCGCGTTCCAACAAATGCGACTTATCCATTTATAAGAGTTTATTCAGTTTCAAACGACGAAACGGATCAAAACCAAAGTTCGTTTACAATCGAAACAATAACACGAATTGAATGTGTTACACGATTTGCAAGTGACGACGGCGGCGAGTTAAATTCTAATTTAATGGTTTCACAATGTTTAGAAAAATTGCGAACACGTTCAGCGAATTACATTGATTTAAGCGCGAACGGTTTTAATGTATATACAAGCGTAAACGAAGGCGTTAAATATTTACAAGACGATTTGAGTGATTTTACATATTTTCGCGCCGTCATTGAATTGTCAAATAAAATAGAACAATCAACACCAATTGGCGGTTTACAATCTGAACTACAAAACGATTTACAATCTTAAAAAATAACTATGGCAAAAATAACCTACACAAATAAAACAGACAACCAAACGTCAGCATTGCCGGACATAAATAAAGTGACCGCCGCCGATTTGAATGAAATAAAAACGTCCGTAAACGACATTTATGATACATTGGGCGGGTTTGCATTTTACGAGGACGCAACAACAAGCGGAACACCAATAAATTTGACTGCGGACACCTGGGCCGATTTAACAAACGACAAAGCCGGAACCGGTACACATTCACATTTGCCGTCTTATATAAGTGGCGATTTATGGGATTCATCAGCAAACAAAATTGATACATCAAAAGTTGGCGCAAACAAAGTCTTGTTAATAAGAAACGATTTTGACGTAACGGCCGGCGCTGCAAATACACGATTAGATGCGCGTTTATATTTTCCGGACACCGGGAAAACAATTGAGTTTTCACACGACAACATTGCGTCCAATGGTGATTTGGTCCGCTATTCAAGAACAACGCAAATATTTACTCGAACAAGTGAATTGACCGGCGGTTGTAAGATTCAAATTAAAGTTGACAAAAGCGGCGCAACGGCAGTTGTTGAAGATTTTGTTATAACAGTTTTAAGTTTTTAAAAAAATGAATGATTTTAAATTATATATGCTCAACACGTTTTCGTTTATGGTTTCGTTTACTGCGATCGACGAAGTTTTAAAAATATTATTATTGGCCGTTTCAATAGGGTACACCGCACAACGTTGGTATTATTTAAATAAAAATAAAAACAATGACTAAAAATTTTACGATTTCCGAATTTGAGTGCAAAGGCGGCGATTGTAAAATTAGCGCCGACGTTAAAAACAATATTATTAAATTGGCGGACCAATTACAGATTTTACGCGATAAGGTCAAAAAACCTATTAAAATAAATTCCGGTTATAGATGCGCCAATTACAACGATAATGTTGTTAAGGGTTCTAAAAATTCAAGGCATAAAAAAGGACAAGCGGCGGACATTGTAGTTGAAGGAATGACGCCAAATGAAGTTCATGAATTAGTTTGCGAAATGGTCAAATTGGGTCAATTAGGTTTTGGCGGAATAGGCAAATACAATACGTTTACACACGTTGACATTCGCGATTATTCGGCGCGTTGGGATTATACAAAAAAATAATTATGGCAAAGCAATCATATAAAGACAGAAACGGAACAACGCGCGTTGGTGACGCATTGCGTTGGTTAGTGGCTAATGGAAAAAAAGTTGCGCCGGAATTGTTAGACATTGCGGGAAACATTACGGGAATCGAACCCCTTAAAAGATTAGGCGACAAAATTAAATCCGATGGGCAATTGTCAGAAGCGGACAAACAAATGTTGTTGGCGGAATTGGAATTTGATATGATTGAAATGCAAGAAGTCACAAAGCGTTGGACGTCAGACAATGCGGCGGATTCCTTTTTAACAAAAAACATTAGGCCAATGGTATTGGCTTTTTTAACGTTGACGTTGTTTATATATATTATTTTGGATTCGTCAATTGGCGGCTTTAATATTGCGCCACAATGGATTGATTTGTTGAGTTCTTTACTGTTGTTAGTTTACGGCGGTTACTTTGGCGCGCGGTCGGCAGAAAAGATTGTAAAAACCTGGAAAAAATAATGGCAAAAAAATCAATTCAAATAAACACTTATAAACGCGTTAAAAAGAAACGCAAAGGGATTCATTCAAAAAACAAAAGTTCCAAGTTGAAATCCTCTAAAAACTATAAAAAAAGATACAGAGGTCAAGGGCGTTAAACTAAAAAAATAGATATTTTAATTTTTGTATTTTTGTAAATATTAAAATTCTAAAAAAAAGTTTATGGCTTCAAATTTATATTATTCAAGCGATTTTCACAAATTATCATTCGGCGACAAAGGTTTGCGTATTATTGCATCGTCGGGAACTTCAACCGCGGGCGAAAGTTTTTGTGCTATTCAAGCAGTTGAATCGTCAACAATTTCGTGTGACATTGACACTGTTGGCGGTGATACTTCAATCACGTCATTAGCGTTAAGCGCCGGGACAGTTATTTACGGTAATTTTGACGACGTTTCTGTTGCAAGTGGAAAAGTAATTTGTTATTTACGATAAATTATGATAGGATTAGGTTTAAAATTACCGGCAACAAATCCGCCAAATGAAATCAGTCAATTGTTAAGTCAATTGCAAAGTCGATCAACGTACTATGAAAACGTTAAAACCACAACTGAAATTTTAACAGATTTACAAACTTGTTCTTTTTAATATGCCAAATTTATTTGAAAAAGCGTCCATAATTACAACCCC